GCGCCTGCTGGCGAAGGGCGATGCGCTCGGCACGGAGCTTCTGACGCCGTGCTTCGCGAATGGTCTCGATTCTAGCAGCCCGTTGTTCGGGCGTGAGATCGCGCCAGCGGGTTTGACCGTTGCTGATGGCGGTGAGGGATAGAACGATTGAGATGGAGGAAAGAAGAAGTGTCTTCATCGGTGTGCGGGGTCGAGTGTTTGAGGATCATGGGTTGGCCAACAGGCTGTCGCGCCAAGCGGTGTAGGCGGTCTTGCCTTTGACGAACATGACGCTGCCGAGTCCGTCCTGGTATGGGGCTTGCGCTCCCCACGACGTGGTGAACTTGGTCTTGCTGGCTGCGGCACTTGCCACGGCATCCGCGACTGCTTCCTGTGCGGTGTAGTCCGGTGCGGGGATCACCAGGTCGATGCCGAGCGCTCCCACCGCAGCGGCAAGTCCGTCAAACTTCGGGGCATCGAGTGCGGTCACCACCGGAGCGATGGCAGCATCGAACTCGGGCCCTTCGACGGACTGCCCTGCGGACTTTCTTTTCTCAACGAGAAGGCGTGCGGACTGTGCAAGCAGATGGTCACGCATCGAAACAAACAGATAGGGAGCGAACGGGGCATCGGCAGACGCGAGATCGAACCAGTCAGCCGTGGACATGTGCTTCGTCCACGTAGTGCTGCCACCCGGTTGCCCAGCGAGTCCAAGATGCTTGAGTTGGAAATACCCGGCATCATGGACTCCGTTGGATGGCAGTAGCGCGGCGAACTCCTCGATCCTGTCGGCAAGTGCCGCGTTGTGCTGCCGGAAGAGCATGACCGTGGCCAGGTCTTCGGAAACCAGCACCGGCTTGGCGGCGATGTGCGCGAGCAGTTCACGCTTCTTCGCCCCGGAAATCGTCGGCAGGCCGATGATGAACGGGCCGTCGTTGATGTAGATGTCCACAGCCTCGTCATCCGGATTGTCGTGGCTGCTGTTCTGCCAGCGGTTGATCCAGTCTGCGCCGAACTTCGCGGCCTGGGCGGCGTCGAAATTGACGAGTGCCTGGGCTTTGTCGGCGGCGACGGCCGCGAGTTCGGCATTCGCAGGCGCGGCGGCGGCAGCGGCTTCGGCTTCCTGTTTCGCTCCGTCGAGCTTGGCGCGGTTTTGCAGGAGTGATCCTGCCTGGCTGAAACCGGCCAGTAGGATTCCAAGGGTGATGGCGGCGATGGTGGTGTTCATTTTCATGATGTTGGTTGGTTGGTGGTTGGAGAATCAGGGGGTGAGCTGGATGCGTGCTTTACGCCATTCGAGCGGGTGCATGATGTTCCACTTGCGCTGGCCGTCCGGGTGCCTGTCGGGACCGGCGACACCCTCGAACGAATAGACCCAGACGAGGCTCGGGTGGTTCTGCTGCATCCATTCGACGGCTCCCAACACGCCGCGGGACGGCTGGAACAGGACGGAGCGGCCCGGCGTGCCTCCGAGCTGGAGTTGGGATGTCAACGAGGTGGCTTTATCCCACTTGGCCTGGGCGGCCGGCTCCTCACCAGTGGCGATGGATTGCTTGTTGATGAACACCCACGGGTCGGCATCGCTGGTGCCAGTGCCCCATGTGGTGTCGGCGGCGGCCCCGGTCGTGCAGGTGCGATAGACGAAGTATTCCTTCTGGAGCGCGTAGGCATTGCCGCTGGTCGAGGTGAAGCTGGTGCAGTTCCAAGGATCAATGACGTTGCTGGTCGATTGCAGGTTATCATAACCGAAGGTCCACTTGGTTCCGTTCCACTGTGCGATGTCGTCGGTGCCGAGCGCCTGGTATTGCTTGCGGCCGTTCACGGTGACTCCGGTCGGCACGTAGTTGAGGACAAGGCTGCCGTTGCGCTTCACAAGGAATCCCGGAGCAAAGTTGCGGGTGGTGGCGCGGATCTGGATTTCGGTCCATCCGTCCGGCACGACGATCTCGAAGACCGGGAAACCATCCTTGGTCGTGACGCTCGGGGCATCGATGTCGTCACCGGGCGTGAGAACGATCGAGTCGCGGTTGAGATCGCCCAAGCGTTCCCCTTGCGCGACGAGCGGAAGTGTCGCGATGAGGAAGAGCGAGAAGAGCATGATGCGCTGTTTCATCAGATGACGTTCTTGGATTTGAGGGTGGAAAGCAGGGTGGCGAATGCGTCCATGAACTGGTCAATGGTTGCCGTATTGGCATCGAAGGACTTGAGGATATCGCGCAGCGTGACGGTGAATCCCTCGTCAGACCTGACTACGACCTGCGAGGCGAGCGCGATGGATTGAGGGGCGGGATAAGGAGGATCGGCATCCGTAGGCACACCCTCGTCGCCCCGGTTCACGTCGTTTTCGACGACCACGAGGAAGGTGCGCGTGCTGGTCGGTTCACCCGCGCCCTCGCGCCAGGTGATTTCCCCCATCAAAGTGATTTCGGAAAGCTCCTCGGCGGTGGCCGACCCGATGTTGAGCGCCGAGTTGAGTTGCAGCGTGTTGAATCCGAGAGCGCACTCGTATGCGGGTGTGTCGTCGCCCTCAGATGGCATCAACCAGTCCGCGCTGTGAACGAGATACGACCGGTCAAACTGGTTGCGCGGCTTGATGCCGATCTGGATTTCCAGCGTGCCCGAGTCGCCAATCGTGACGGGTGTGATGCCGTTTTCGAGAAACACGAGCTTGAGCTTGGCCGAGTCGCCGCGCTTGAAGCGCAATGAGGAAACCGCGCTCCGCTGGCCGGGTCCCTGGATGAGTTGGAGCGTCTCAAGATCGACGTGAAGCTTCACGCCCATGCGTGCCTGTCAACCGGATCACCTGGTCGGCCATTTGCGCAGCGGGCAGTCCTGTGATCTGAACCGTGCCTTGGCATCGACAAAGCATCCGCAACGGGCGCAGGTTCGGTTCGGCCGCAGTTGGTCACACGAGCCGCAGATGGCCAGACGAGCCGCCACTTGCTGAGCGGTCAGATTCGGTTGTTTCCGGGCGATGGCTTTCGTTTCCGCCCCAATCGCTTTGGCCAGGCTTCCGGCCCTCTTGAGCAGCCCTGGTGGTGCCGCTTGTCGTTCCATCGCATGCGCCGATCTCCGGGACTCGACCCCGTTGCGGTATTCCGAGGCACAGGCCTTGATCGCGGAATCACCAAGCGCAGCAAGTGTCCCCTCCACGACGGGCAACGCCGTGTTGAGTTCCTTGATGAAGTCATGGCCTGCCTGCGTCATCATGCCGTTCGGAAGAAACATCCCGTCGTGTTCCACCGCTTCGAATGCCTCGCGCGATTTCACCGGCATGGCCGATTTCAGCGAAACGCGAAACTGCGGGTCGTCCTGAAACGCCTGAAGGCACGAGGGAATGAGGTCTTTCTTGTCCATTATCCGAAGCAGCTTGGGTAGTAGGTTCCGTTTTCCGCCGTGAATGATCTGCGGAACGACGGGCTGCAATCGCCGGCGGTTTCGCAGTAGCCGTCGCAGCAGCCGTTGCCGACATTGTTGCAGTTCTCCCCTTCGTCGGTGTCATTCGGGAGGCATTTTCCCGCCGAGGCGCAGGTGATGCAGGAGCCGTCATCGTCGGAAATCTCCGGATCATAGTTGGCCGCGTATGGGTTCGTGCATCCGCTGCCGCACATTTTCGGAAAGTTGAACTCGTGCTGGTCGTTGGACTGGATCTTCTTGATCGGCAGGTAGGCGTTGGCGCGGATCAGGACGGATTTGCCCAGATCCTGCTGCACGGCGACGGAGTAATCGACGGCCGTTCCTGGCGTCCATGAAGGGGCGTCGATCTTCTTGCCGTGCACATAGACTGAGATCCAATAGAGTCCGTTGGCATAGGCAGTCGGAGCCGGGCCAAGTCGGACCCGGAATCCGAGTTGGATCTGGAACGGCGGCGCGGTGCCGTCGAGGAAGCACTGAGGCGTCCACGTCACGTTCTCGATAGTGATCTGGGCCGGGTCACGATTCGGCGGCGGCCTGGGTGGACGCGGACCACCACCACCGCCGCCGCCACCTCCTCCTCCCCCGCCGCCTCCCCCGCCGCCTCCGCCCCCACCATCGTCTTTTTGGCATTTGAAGGTGGCGCAGCCGTTCGCATCGACTCCGGTTTGCACGAGGATGAGTCCGGGACCGCACGCGGGCGGGTCGCCGCATGGCCCGTCATTTGGCACGCACCCCCACAAGGCACATCCGGCATCGTCGTAGCCGGTGACGGTGAGGGATTGTCCCGTCGGGCAGGCCGGAGGATCGCCGCAGGCAATGGGCTGGCAAATGTAAGTGGGGCAGCCTCGGGCATCACTGCCGCTCACAGCGAGTTTGGTGTCGGCACCACAAGCGGGTGGATCACCGCACGGCTCCCGGTCATCCGGAGCGCAAATCCAGATCGCGCATCCGAGATCATTGTAGCCAGCGATTCGCAGCGTGGAACCGGGCGGGCATGTGGTAGGGTCCGCGCAAAACAACGGCTGGCAGATGTGGGTGCGGCAGCCGCACAAATCATAACCGCCAGTCACGAGCTTGAAGTTCGGTCCACAGTAGGGCGGTGGCTGGCATAATCCGCCGCAGTTCGGTGGCGGGGGATCAATGATAGGTGGCACGTCGGGACACCCGGAGCTGCCCGCCCCTGGCTCGGTGGGGTCAGTGTATGGCTCGTCATCAACCGCGCCGGGATACCAGAGCTTGCCCTGTTGGTCGGGTGCCGGGGTGGCAGAGCAACCCGGAGCATACACCGTCCAGTCGTCGGCGTAGAACTCATCCACGCCAAAGTCAGTATTCCGAACCACACGGCTGACGTTGCCGACAATGAAGTCGTCTCCCCGGTTGAGATACGTCACATGGAACAGACCGCTGTGATGGATGATCCAGCGCAGCGACGAGGTGTGGTTGAACGGGTTGGTGATTTCATTCGACCACCCCGCACGCCGCACTGCCCATCCACGACGGGCATACTCGGCGGCCAAGGGCCAGATCATGCCGTGTCCGATGCTCATGGCGAAACCCTCCGAATAGAGTCGTAGAGCGGGACGACCGGGCACGCGCCATACTTCGAGTTCGGGTTGCGCGGATCGACGACAGGCGAGACATCAATCGGGCGTGGATACCGTTTCTTGCCCTGCTGGTAGAGGTCCGCTCCTGTGATGCTCACACCGTCGAAACAGGTCGGTGAAAGCACGGTCCAATCCTCCGCATAGAAATCCTCCACGCCGAAATCCGTGTTGCGAATGACGCGAGTCGCCTTGTTGCCGGTGCCGACTTGTCGATAGAGCAACCAGAACAAGGCGTTCTGATACACGACCCAACGCAGGGCACGCCCCGTGTCGCCGAACAACTCAAGGTCATCCCACCCGGCACGACGCACCGCCCACCCCCGACGGGCGTATTCGGCGGCCAGTGGCCAGATCATGCCGGTGCCGTAGGTCATAGGTTCGGAACGAGGTCGCGGTCGATGGCGATGCGGAAGGTCTTGGACGAACGGATGACCTCGTCGGACAATGCGCTCGGTTCGAGGTAGTCCACGCGCCACTCGATTTCGGCGATGGCGTCGAAGGTCGTCTGATAGTCGCCCTGGTAGTTGCCGAGCGCGTTTATGAGATCCGGCGAGGCGAGATCGACAAGGATGCGGTATCGCGGGCGGTCGCTGGTGCCGATGATCTCGATGCCGCCGTTGCTCTGAACCAGCACGGTTTCGCCGTCGAACTCGCGGATGTTCATGACGATGGACGCCATCGCCATCGTTTGCAGTTCCTCGCCCTTGAGAAATCCGACATCGAGAAACACCTTGTCACCGTATTTGAGGAACATGACGGCTTGGCTCGCATTCTGGCCAGAGGAGGGCGTGATGCCGGGGACGGAAACCGCGCCGCTTCGCAGATCGATGTTCACCTCGATGCCGATGCCGTCGTTGTAGTTGGTGTCCTCGATGCCCATGGCCACTTCCAAGGGCGCGGACGGGCCGTCACCATTCGTGGCGATGACTTTCACGAGATAGACGCCCGCTGTGGTCGCGGCTCCGCTGACGAGGCCGGCGTTGCTGATCGACATGCCGGATGGCAGGCCGCTCGCGGTCCATGATGTTGGCGAGTTGGTCGCCTGCATCTGATACTCGAAATACTGTCCTTTGCGGTAGCCGAGGACTGAGGTGGTGTTGGAAATGACGGGGATGGCCATGGTTATTGAATGGTTGCTTTGCCGAGTTCGGATTCGCCTTCGTCCGTGAGGGTGGCTTTCAGCCCGTTGAACGCGACCAGTCCGCGGGGATCGGTCTGGTGGTCGTCGGTGTCGAATCGCACGAGACGGCCGCGCAAGATGAAGTTGGCGGTGGTCAGGGTGGTTTCAGTCGCCTCGGTGGCCCCGTAGATCACGCGGTCCACGACGCAGGTATCCACCGTATCGACGATCTTGCGGACGATGCGCAGGCCGAAGCCGTGCGAGGAGGGAACGCTCGTGAGCATGAAGCTGTGATCGAGCGACGGGGGCAGGAAGGTCACATCCGCGATATTGCTCGGGTTCGGCGGATTGCTCGACGGCATGCCGATGTCGATGGCCACGCCCCAATGCACCAGGGTGTTCGAGTTGAAGACAGCCGCGACGAATGAGAAGTCGAGTGAGAGTCGTTTGCCGAGCCGCAGTTGCTTGCCGTTGACGTGGATGCGGAACAGCTCGCGGAAGAAGTCCGACGGGTAGAACACCTTCTCATTCGGGATGATCTGCTCGACCTGATAAAACCCGCGCCCGTCCCACGCAAAGAATCCCGGGGCATTGAGCTTGGTTGAGCGGCGGCCGAGGTAGCCGGGAATCACCAGTGGCGCGGCGGTGTTGGTGTATTCATAGATCACGCCGGTCACGGGGAATGGCGGCAGTGCGGCGACCGTGGTGGTGACCAGCGGATCGACATACACGGCGGGCAGTAGGCCACCCACACGAGGGAGGTCGGCGGGCTTGATCGAGGGCACGTCCTTCGCGTCGATCTTCTGGCGGGTCGGAAACACCTCGAAGAGTTCCGGCAGTTCCCACGCGGCGATGACGGTTTGCTGAGTGCTGCTGACTCCAGGCGGAGAAGTCGGGATGAATGTTTCCAGGTCCTCGACACGCTCACCCAGGTCATCGAGAATCAGTTGCAGCCCCTCAATCTGCGCGATGGTGTGCCCGTGCGCCTGAAATGCGGACACCGGGCCTGCTGTGGAGATGATGGCGACGTATCCGTTCAACGTGGGCGGTTCGGCAAACGTGATGCTCAGGTCGTTCTGGCCATCGAGTGTCACGGCCAGCGGTTCGACGATGGCGCGGTTGCCGCCGTTCTGGCGCACGGTGACGTGCAAGTCGCGGGTGCCAAGGTTGTGACTGATGGTGAACTCCGCGTTCACCCCGTCACCGATGGGCGCGACATAGTGCTGCGATCCGGTGATGATCTGGTCGGGCGTGAACGGGATGTAGGTTCGGCCATAGGGTGGCCGCAGCCAGTCGATGTTGGCGGCAGCTTCCAGTCCCTCCCAGTTGAGTTCGCGGATCAGCGTGATCGGAGCGCGGAATGGCGTGAGCGTGTAGGTCTTGTCGGGATCGTTCTCATCTTGGACCGTGACTTCGATTTCAAGCTCCGGGCGGATTTCGGGATTGGCCCGCAGCGCGGCGGCAATTTCGGCGGTGTTGAGATCGAGCGTGACGGTCGGATCACCCGGCGGTGCTGCAAACACCGCGACTTCGAGCAACTCCTGATCGATGCCGGCCATAGAGCCGTTGAAGGTGATGTGGGCGATGTTGGTCGCTGGGTTGCTGACGGAAAACGATCCCTCATCGTCGGCCAGCACCGAGAGCGCGTCCTGGATTTCCTCGGGCCCGTCGTCCACCGACAGCTCGCGGGTCTTCTTGAACCCACGGCGAATTTGATAGGTCCCTTTGAAGGTCGGCAGGATTTTGAGGGCCTGGATCTCGGGCCAGAGTGTGGTGGCCGAGGCTCCGCCCGCCTGCACCTCGCTCACGGTCGGCGCGGGTGGCACGATGGTCTCGAAGCTCGCGGTCGATGCAAGCGGGGCCTGCACCAGTCGCACCTCGTGGCGGAACTGCCCGGCAATCTGCGTCGAGCGGACGCGCACGAACGAGACGGGACGCAGTTCGGAAAGCAGTCCTTCGGCGGATGCGCCGGTGATCTCGTGATTCTCTTCGCCGGTGGAAATGATCCACGAGCCGTCCTGCCTGCTGACCACCGTGTCATCAAGCCCCACAGCGGCGAGAGCGGTTTGCACAGCCCCCGCCGTGGCATCGTGAGGGATCGGCGCGGTGTCTTGGCCGTCCACACGCAACACGAAGAATCCCGACGTGGGACGAGCATCAACAAAGCCAATCGAAGCACGGATGTGGGTGACGATCTTCTGGATTTCGATGGGCGCACCTTCGAGCGATTCCGCAAACCGCAGGCCAATCCGCACCTTGTCGCCTTGGACGAAAGCGGGGAATGAAATCGCACTGCCGCCAAGCGTGGTGGTCAGCCTGCGTGTGGTAAGGTTGGCGTAAACGGTGGCCTGCATGGGGATGTCCTGCCCATGCCCGCCGCGTCAACTCACAGCTCGAAATACGCCGCGTCGAACTTGGTCATGACGTAGGGAAACGGCGGTTCCAACCCGGCTGCCTGCTCGGCTTCCTCCTCTTCCTTGCCCAGACGCTTGGCAAGTAGGCGCTCTTCCTTGTTCAGCCCGAAGCCGTCTTTGGTTTCATCACTCATAGCGACCAGAACCTCCCTGCCAGATTGCGGTTGCGCAGCACTTGCAACGCTTCGTTGAACGCGTCGTTGTTCGGAGCGAGCAGGCTGCTGAATATCGAATCCGCGATGCCGCCAAGAAGACCGGTTCGCAGGCGGATCGGATCAATGGGTGTCGGATCAGGGATGCGCTGCGGTGCGTGGCAGAGGTTCCAGAACTGGTCATGCTTCACGAACGCCGTCCAGGTGTCATCCATCGGCATGTCGGGTGAGAACTTCGGCGGCGAAAGGAAATAGATCGTGGCGATCTTGATGGCATCGAACTCCGGGTCGGCTTTCCCTTCCAGCAGGTTTCCCATATCGACCTCTGCGATGGGCTTGTATTTGCTCGTCACGGTCAGCCACGGACGTTTCCGCGCAGGGCTGGATCTCCCATAGTTGATCACGAGCAGCGCACTGTAACTGTCGAGGAATGGATTGCCCTGGATGACATCGAACTTGGCCGCGGCACGGTCCACATAGAGCACCACGTCGCAGGCCCGAAGCAATGGCGGATCGCTGGCCGATTCGTATTGGACCTCTTGGATGCCGGAATTGAGGTTGCCTTGGAACACGACCTTTTCATCAGTCACGCCGAACTGGATGAAGTACTCGGGCACGGCCTCGAACTCAACGGCGATGTTCCCCGACATCGACACCGAAACCGATTCGGCATCCGCCCCCTTGCCGATGATGCGGGTGCCCGGAACCATGATCTGAGGCGACTCGGTTATAAGGGCATCCACCGGTTGATCCTTCTCCGGGCGCGATCCGGTTTCCTCCTCGATCCGAGAAAGAGTGCGCTCGGTGGCGAGCTTGGCCAGCGTGGAGATTTCCGGTTCCACTCCGTTGACGAAGCCGGGGCGGATGCGGAACACCCAGCTTTCGGAAACATCGCTCCATTCCGGCACGATGGTCCATGGATGGACCCAACGCCGCGACGTTCTCACGAACCGCAGCGGAAGCCGCCGCGACACCTCGTCGATCATGGCGTTCCATGTCTTGTGATTGATGATGGGGACTTTGCGCTTCATGTCGGGATGAACAGGTGGCGACCGACGGCTTTCGCGTTCGGGTCTTTTTTGAGATCAGCTTCGCTCGGTCGGCGTTCCTGGAACTCGTAGCGGATGTTGTGGTGAACGATCTGGAACACCTCCTCGATGGAGCTGCTGTCTGCCGATGCCCGGAGGAACGCGAGCGGATAGTAGCCGAATCCATCGAGCGGTCCTTTGGCAGAGTCGGTCTGAATGATTTCGACGTTCTCACTCACCTGCTCGCCGGCCTTGTTTTCCTTCACGCCGGAAATCCCCCCGCTCACCGATTGCTTCACCTTGAGCGAAATGTAAATCCGCCCGTCCTTGGATGCCTTTTTCGGATCCAGCTTGAGCGCTGGATAATCCTTTCCGGTTTCGCGGTTGCCGTCCCTGTCGCGGTTGTCGATGCGGCGTTTCTGTCCATTCTCGGTAATGACGGGGATCAGGTCGTTCACGGTCCCGGGCGCGACACGCACCGATGATCCGCTCACCATCACGCGGAACGGATGGTGGAACATCTGGTTGTCGCGGACTCGCACGATGGTCCCGTGAGGCGTGACACGCACGTCGATCCCGTCGTCGGGGACGATTTTGAGCGAATCGACCCACCGCATGAGGCGTTCCCACGCATCGCGGACCTTCTCGCCCTTGCGCACTTTGATCTCACGCGTCGTCATTGCTTGCTGGCTTTCTCATAGACCTCCTCGACCCATCCGCTCGGCGGCGAGAGCAGCCACTCGTTCTCGATGCGCCAGACATCGCCGTTCTGCGAAATCTTCGGCGGCATCGCCATCCAGGTGCGGCTGCCGAAATCGACCTCCGCAATCGAGTCCGGCGCTCCCGGGATGCTGGTATAGACTTTGCCGATGTCGTTGATCGCGTTCTTCGGAATCTGCTTCGACGACCAGGTTCGGGTGACGCGCGCGGTCATCACGGCATAGGTCGAAGTGCCGAACATCGGGTTCTTCTCTCCCGGCTTGGCTTTGCTCTTGCCACCCAGGCCGCCCTTGCCCTTGGCCTCCTTCGGCATGAACTCGGGGAACTTGAGCGGGCCGCCCGGTTCTTCGTAATAGCCGCCGTAGGTGTCCTTGATCGCTTTGAGGTTTGGATGCGATTCGATGGGTTCCTCGGAAAAGTCGAAGCCAAGGTTCCACTGTTCGGTTTCCGCAGGTTCGGGTTCCTCGTCACCCGCGTATCCCTTGTAGGTGACGGTGACGAGCCACCCGTCGGTGCCGTCGTTGAGCGCCTGCCAGGTCCGTCCCTGTTCGACCAGCCCGTGAAACCGCGCATGCCCGACCGTGGTGACTTCGCCGATGCTCTTGGCGTGATACGACACGGCGAATGTCGAAATCATGTTTTCGTCCCTGCCGCCGCTCGCGCCTTCGAGGATGGTGTTCTCAGCCATGGCCTACGCAAAAACCGCCTCCCCCGGTGTCGTGGTGGTGCCCCTGCTCTTGGTGTTCTCGTGGATCTTCTTGAGCCAGTCGGTCTGCCGCTTGTTTTCCTCCAGCAACCCGGCATTCGCGCTGCGCCCGAAGAGCATGTTCATGGATTGGGCAAAGCCACCGAGAGCCGCACTGCCGCCACCGGCAATGGTTGCCGGGCCTTTTGGCTTCTCGGGTGCCGGTGCCCCCGTTCCGACCTTCTTCCCTTCCTTGGCCGGTGGGATCGCGTCCTTGATACGCTGAACGGTCTCGCCGAACTTGCGCTTCATGCCGGACGTGTCGATGGCCTCCGCGGTGTTGGCGAAGGTCTCATTGAAGCGGGTCTTCACGTTCTCCCCGGCTTCGGCAAGGCGTTCAGCGATCTTCTGCGCGGCAGGTTCCAGCAGGTCGCCGGCCGTCGAGAACCGAGCCGCCGCGTCTTCATCGAGGATCGAGGCACTCTGGCGGATCGTCTTCTGGATGCCGTCGAGCGCCGCGTCCTTGCCGAACAACTCGGCGAGCGGACGGGCGATTTCGATGATCTCAGCGAATCCCTTCTGCAGGAAACTGATCGCGGAGAGGAAAATCCCGATGATGGCGTTGCCCATGCCGCTCCAGAACTCGGAGGTGGTGAGAATTTCGAAGTAGGTCACCGCAGTCTTGAAATACTCGACGATGTATTGCCCGGTGGCGGCGATAGTCGCCCGCAGGGTGGCCCACAGGAAATTCACGCTCTGGGCGAACGCCAACTTGAGCGACGACCAGACGAGATTGAGCGCCTCGCCGCTGCGGAAGATCGCCACCAGAAACTGTCCGGCTTCGGCCAGCTTGGGCTTGGCCATTTCCACGAATTCGAGGAACTGCGGCGTGAGCGAGGCGAGCGCGTCGGCAAGCGGCCTGCCCACTTCCTCGAATCCCTGCGAGAGCGCGGCCTTGATCTGGACGGACGCATCCGCGGTCGCCGCTGCCGTGCCGCCGACCTGCTTCTCGATGGCGGCGAGCACCAGAGCCTGCGCCTCGTGCATCCGGTTGGATTCGACCAAGGTCTTAATCTTCGCCTTTTCCCCTTCGGTGAAGGTGATGCCGGATCGCCGCAATGCCGCCAGTCCGGTGATCGGATCATTGAGTGCCTTGCCGAGTTGCACGGCGTTCTGTTCAGCAGTTCCGAATCCGGCCGCCGCCATGTCCACCGCAGCCTGGGTGGCCCGGTCGAAATTGCCGCCCACTTCGTCAGCGGTTTCTGCGAGTTCCTTGAAGGTGAGAAGTTTCGCCTGGGTCATCTGGATCGCATTGCCGTCCATGCCGGTCTGCAACTCGATCTTGTCCGCGAGATTGTTGAGCCGTTCGGCCACCGCATCGGACTGGTCGCCGAACAGCCCCATCGACTTGGCGATGTTGCGGACGCGGGCGTCGGCGGAGTTCGCCGCTTCGCCCGAGAGGATCAGCTTGTAGGTGAGTGCGCCAACCGCAGCACCCGCAGCGGCCACGGCAGCGGCGACAACCGCCGTCCCCTTCGCCACGGATTTCATGGCACTGCCCATCGACGCGAATCCCTTGGAGGCTCCCGACGACATGCCGGCCATCGAGTTCTTGAGACCACCCGTCGCCGACTTGGCGCTTTTCAACGCCGACTGGAAACCAGCCGTGTTGAGTGTCAGCAGTGCGGTGAGCTTCGCCATTCGGACACGGGTGGCATGTCAATCGAAGCCGGACTTCCCCTTCACGTTGGCGAAGAAGTAGAGCAGCCGCTTTTCCATGGCGCGGGTCTGGACGCGGAGCGCGGCATTCACCCGTGCCCGCAGGCCGTTGACCTTGGATGACCACTCCACGGCGTTGGTGATCGACGCGCTGATCTCGCCCTCCCTCACCTGGATGTCGGTGCTGCCAGGCGCGGCGTGGCGCGACACCCACCCGGGCACGCGAATTTTCCCGACACTTCGCGCCGCCGTCGCCCACGCCGATGCGAGATAACCGACACGCGCCTTCTTCGCCTTGATCAGTTCCGCGATCAGCGCACGCGGGGCCTTGAGCTTGGTGCCACCCTTGGCCACGCGCATGCTGCCGCTCTTCCGGCGCGATTTGATTACCGAGCGCATTTGCGCCAACGAATCCACATCGGCACGCTTCGGATCGGACACGCCGCGAAACACGGCGCGGATGTCGCCCACAATTGCCTGCTCTCCGAGTTTCTTTGCCTTCACCCCGCGTGTGCTGCCACGGCTCGGTGGCGTGAAATCGAGCAAGTGCCGGATGAATCCGCGGACCTGTTCTTTCATGAACGTCTCGCCGTCCCGCTTCGAGTAGGCTGCAAGGCGGTCGGCAGCCCGCTGGAACTCTTCCACATGAAGATCGAATTTCACCTCATCACCCATCGTCATCGTCGCCATCGTCAACCATGCGGTCGATCAGGCTGATCATCTCGTCGGGCGCGAGTGCCTGGATCGCCTCTTCGGTCGGTGGCTCAAGCGTCCAGAGGTTCGCCGCCTGCAACGCGCAGTGGTAATACTGAAGGGCACGCGCCATCGGGAGTTTCCAGATGATGAAGTCCTCGTGCCAGCCGGTGTCCTTGGCGATGGTATAGACTGCCGCCGCCAGCCAGCCGGGGTTCAGGACTTTCCCGGCGCGTCGTCGTCACTCGACGGATACTTGCTTTCGACGCGCACGCTGGAAGCGGCGACCATTTCGCCTATCCGGTTGATCTCGTCCATCAGCGCGGGAAGCATGTCGAAAGTAACGCCGAACGAGAACTTGAGCACGCAACGATCCACGGTGTCGTTCTTGATCGCATCCGAAATCTCATCCTCATCGGCAGACTGCATCCAGGCGAAGGTCATGATCTGGCGGCTTTCCTCCACGTCATCGAGTTCCAGCGGAGGATCATCCTTTTGCCGTGTGAACGTGGTGAGCTTGAAGAGATAGGCCAGTTGCATCGAACCGAAAGAGAATGGACGCAGCTTGATGCCGCCGATCTGGCGTTCTCCGTTGTCGATCATGCCAAGGGCAAGGTTGTGTTCGCGGTCGTTCATGGATTTCAGAATTCGGCTAGGATTTGGTCGCGTCGGGCCTTGCTCGCCTCGTCGGATCCACTCGGGACGATGGCGATGCGCTTGCCTTTGCGAATGAGAAGCATCGGGCGCATGGTTTTCACCTTGTCGAGCAGCCGGTTGTGCTGGTCATTCATCGCCCGTAAGTAGGCGATGGGGTGGTTGGCGTTGGCCTCGCACCATTCGAGCGACTCGTATCGCTTGCGAAACTCGTCGAACGTGATGCTTTCCTCGCCTTCGATGGGTTCGAAGCGAAGTTTCGCCGCGCCGTCCATCAACCAGGTGACGGTGCGTTTCGCGCCGTTGGGCGTCTGTTCGACCGTGTCGGAGAATGCGGCTTCGGTGGCAAACATGCCGCCGCTGGCGAGCGCCGCCGCGACCAGGCGGGTGTTGCGGCTTTCGGTGGGTTTCGTGTCGTGATCGCGCACGACGCTGATGGTGATTCCTTCTTTCATGGGTGATTTCTCGGGTGATCTGTTGGATGCGTCATGCCGCGCTCGCGGCGGGGTGGTTCACTCCGGACACCTCGAACGAGTTGTAGTCCTCGTTGGTCTGGGAGTTTTTTACGGACGTGATGATGGTGGTGCCGCCCGTGATCTGCTCGGGAACGTAGGCAGCGGAGGCACCACCAAGGAGAGCTTCGTCGGCGACACCCCGGCCCTTGATGGTGAAGCTGAAGGACGGGTCGTAGCGGTTGCCCGTCTCGAACGCGCCGTCGTTCTTCTTGATGATCTTGTGCTCAAGCTGCTTCTGCACATCCACACTCTCCACGAGGGCGGCGGTGACGCACTTGACTCCGATTTCGTTGAACGCGGCGGGCATGGAAGTAGTTAGATGTCGTCGTAGGCGACGGCTTGGATTTCAAAGGACGGGAAGTCGTCATTGCTTTCGGTCACCTTGACGGAGGTCACAAAGGACGCACCCTTGGTGATCGCCCCAGCGGCGACATCGCCGAAATTCACGGTGCCTTTGCCGGACAGCGTGATGCTGCGGGTGATGAGCTTTTTGGGCTTCGCCACCACGGTCACGCCGAACGAGTCGCGAAGGGTGGCCACTTCAATGGATGCATCGGCGGATGCCTCCTGGGCATGGCCGGTGGCGGGCGCGAGTCCGTGCAGGTTGGTGACTCCGAAAGTGGCGGGCATGACGCTTACGGCGCGTTGTCAACCGGCGTCCAGTCCACCCCGAGAATCCCCTCGATGGTGGTCAGCCACCGGTCATCGTCCGTCACGGCGGTCGAGTTGGCTTTCGTCCTGAATCCGCCGATGGTGAATCCATTCGCCGCAGGCAGCGAACCTTCCATGATGCCCTTCACCGCATGGGCGAGCGCGGCGTGTTGTGCCCGGTCGTCGGTGGGTGACGAAACGAGAATCTTGACCGTCGCCCGGTGCAGCGGGCCAACCACGTTTTCAATCGAGTCTGCCAGCACAAGAATCGCGTGGGATTCGGGCGTGCGGATGTCGGAGGATGTTCCGGTGAAAACCTCGGGCGCGGGAACGATCTGCGCGGAGGTGAACAGCCCGGCCAGGTAATCTTCGATGGCTTGGTTCATGATGGTGATTTCAGCGGCGGGCCACGCGGTATTCGATGATGCCGGAGCCGGGTTTGCGGATGATCTCCTCGATCTTGTGGCGCTCGCCGCCGATGAGGATCGTGTCGTTGTGGGCGGGAAGCGGTGTCGGCAGGTGTGCCACGAGCAGCTTCACCGTGAGCGCGCCGTCCTGGGTGAAGCCGCCCTCCTCAAGATCGACGGCCAGTCCGCTCGGCGAGACCATCGCCTGATACTCCCTGCCGCCGATGGTCACTGGCACGCCCGCATCTCGCAGGATCTCAACGAAGGCTTCGGCTGCCGCGGCTTGGATCGAGTTCACGCACCGCATGCGGTGTCAATCGGCACAAGCAAAACACCCCCTCCCGGTTTCCCGAGAGAGGGTGATGGATGCCAATCGAACTCCAAAGAAGCTTATGGTTTGACGATGCGCTTGAGGGCGTCGGTTTTGGCCGGGGCGAAGCCGTAAAGACATTCGAGGGTGACGAAGATCTTGTTGGCACGGGTATCGGTGAAGCGAAGGTAGCCGAAGGTCATTCCCGTGGTCGGATCGGTGACGGCACCGGCTTGCTGGTAGTCGGCCACCGGTTGCAGGTAGCGCATGGCCACCGCGACGGCGCTGGAGTGGGCGGCGAAACCAACGAGTTTTTCCGCGTGATCCGACGGGATGAGGGTCGTTTCGTGGAGGTTGAATCCGGCGATCCGCTTGACCATGCCTTCGGTCACAGCCGGGGCGTTGAGGTTCAGGTTGAAACTCTTGGCCACCACGTCGTCAGCGAGCATGTTGGTGTAGTAGCCGGCATCGAGCACCAGCGAGCGCGGGTTGGGCGGCATCTTGGCATTGCCGCAGGCTTCGCGCAGGCTGAGCACCTTCTTGTAATCGAAGGCGGTGGCGGCGAGGGCCGCGATGCCCGGAGCACCGAAGTTGGCGAGCGTGATGCAACTGAAGATGTCCACCAGCACGTCCTGGGCGAGTTGCTGGGCGGCGGCTTCCACCAGGGCTTCGAGCGCGTTGAGCGAGGTCTCGGCGGATTCCCGCGCGGTGACGTGGACGGTCTTGTATTTGTGGCGATTGAGCGTTACCGGAACCACGGTGACCGTGGAGTCGGCATTGGCCGAGTAGTCGCCTTCGAAGTCGCTCGATTCACTGGGTGCTCCGACGAGCGGAACGCGCACGGTGTCGAGCTTGTCGGCCGGCTGCGGACTGAAGTCGGTGGAGAACGCCGTGACCGGCAGGAGGTTCGACATGAAAGGCATGAGTGCGCGTTGCGCCACCTTGATGTCTTTGACGTTGGTGAGGGTGTTGGACATGGCGTGTTATCAGGCTTGGTGTTTGAGGATGAGGGCTTGTTGTTCCGGGGTGAGCTTGCGCCAGAAGGCGGTCTGCTCGGCGGGATCGGTGATGGCCGCGAAGCGCGCGTGGAGATCGGCGGCTTGGGAGGCGTCCCCGGCAGGAGTGACCTGGGCGGGCATCGTGGTGCCGGTGGAGGCGACGACGCGGGCGACTTCGAGTTGCAGCTTGCGGTCAAAATCCGTCTGCGATGCTTCCAGCTCGGTGATGCGGGTCTGCATCGAGGTGATTTGCGCCTTCGCGGCGTCACGCTCGGTGATGAGATTGGCGGCTTGGGTTTTCGCCTCGTCACGTTCGGCTTTGAGCGTGTCGATTTCGGCGGCAAGCAACTCCACTTCGCCACGCAGCGAATCGACATTGGTCGATGCCTCGTTGAGAAGGTCGGTCTGGGCTTGGTGGTCCCGCTGGAGGTTCACAACCTCGGTGCGGGCTTCGGCGAGTTCGTCTTCGATGCTTTTCATCGTCCGTGATCCCGTGTCAACCGAAGCGGCGTGATACACGCGCAGGCGGCGCATCGCGTCGGCGCGGTCGGGCACCATGCCCGCGAGGTTGTGGCGTTGGGCCTGCTTGCCGCTGAAGGTCTGGCCTTCCATGGCTTCGGCAGGAATCGCACGGCCGCGGGAAAGCACCGCGTCATGGAACTCGGCGGCGATCTCGGCGAGGTTCGATTGAATCAACTCGCGTTGGTCGTCGGTGAGTGGAGTGCCGGGCGCACCCATCGCCTTGTATTTGCCGACGGAGAAGACCTCAACCTTGAGTCCCGCTTTATCGAGGGCGGCGGTGTTGTCGATCACCGCTTGCACCACGCCGATAGATCCAACCTGAGCAGATGGCGTGGCGTAGATGGCACGGGCCTGGCTCGCGATCCAATAGGCCGCCGAGCACATCAGTCCGGACGAGAACGCATAGACGGGCTTGCTCTCGTTGAGCGTCTTCACCGCCGCCGCAAGTTCAGGCGTGCCGGCCACCGTGCCGCCGGGCGAATCGATGTTGAGAAACACCGCCTTGATGTCCTCCCGTTCGCGCGCTTCACGCAAAGCCTCGCCGATGTCCTCTGAACTGGTGGCACCAAAGAAGATGCGGGCGAAGAGGTCGGGCTTGCGCAAGATTGGCCCTTCAATGGCGACCACGCCGATGCCGTCTTCGATGGAAAGCAGCGGGCTTTCGGCTGTCTGCTTCGGCAGGAATCCCCCGCGATCCACCAATCCCCGCAACGAGGCGGCCATGGATTGCAACGCTTCAGGTTGGATCAGCCACTCGCGATGTTGAATTACCGGGTTCACGCCCGGAATCCGGTGTCAACGGCCAGGTGGCGGTTCTTCCGGCTCCGGGAGAGTCACAGGCATGCCATTCGGCTTCCAGAGCATGTCCACCGGAACGCCATGTTTGGCGGCGGTGTCGAGGATGAGCTTCGCATCGCTGGCGCGACGTTCGATTTCCTCGCCGAAATCCGCGCCTTGTTCGTTGAAGTGATCCGAAAGAGTTTTCAGACCCATCTCCACATCGGCGCGGTTTTGTTGTGCTTCACGGCCCGCATCGACCGTGACGCGTTTCGGCGGCACGGTGCAGATTTTCCACCAGCCATCGATTGGTGGCAGCAGACCCCGCGCGATGGCGTCGCCAATAACATAGGCCCACACCGGGCGGATCAGGCGACGTTCCAGGATCATCTGGCGGAACGAGAAACGACGGTCGGCTTTGGCGACGATCAACCGCACGCCCGCACCACCGACCTTGCTCGAATCGGCCGCGAATTCGAACGGGATCATGCCGAGCGCGGAGTCACGCCGCAGGTGTTCGAGGAAGCCGGTGAACGTCGGTGATGGCCGATTGGACTGGAAGCTGTCGAGAGACTCGTCGGGTTTGAGTGCCACCAGTTTGCCGCCTACGATGCGTTGCAACGACACCGGGTCGCTGGAGTCACTGCCGCTAGCCGCGCCGCCAACCACGAAGTCGCCGTTATCGTCGATCTCGCCGCGAGCCGTCTTGAGGATGCGTGCCACGTCGGCATTGTCTTTGACCGCGTGCTTTTCGAGAGCGAGCAATTCCATTTCATCGAGCACATGATTGATCGAGTGCTGGATCGTCGGGTGAGAACGGACACCACCAGCCCATTCCGGCTCATGGATGTGAAGGACCGATGGGGCCGGCAGGTCACGGGGTTTGCCGTTGTCTTCCAGCGTTCGATAAAAAACCGGTGCGCCCCACGCATCGAGGCCGATTCCATCAATGGTTTCCTGTGAACCGAACTGGTCGCCGACGCGGTGGGATTCGATCAACTGGATGCGTGGTTCGCCTTGGGCATCACGGGTCTTGTGGATGAAATACTCGCCGTCGATGTCCATGCCGCGGCAAACGAGTGCCTGGCATTCCTCGAACGAAAACCGCCGCGTCACTTCGCAACGGGGCGACCACATGGCGAAATAGGCTTCAGCGGTCCGGTTCCACTCCGGGTTGGGTGACTGCGCCTGGACGCGGATCCCGTCGCCGGTCGAGTAGATCGCCATGTTGGCGACAAGCTCCCGCACGAAGCCCGAGTTCTTGTGCATGTATCGCGACTTGCGAACCAGCTCGGTGCGGACACCGGGCGTGAGTTCGTTGCGGGCGTCGGTTGGCGATGCTCCCGGCACGCTGCCGCGACGCGGTGACCAGTTGGCCGACTCGTAGGGCGATCCCCACGCCTTGGGCACAAGGATCGGAGGCAAAAAGAGATGCGCGATGTGCTTGAGACGGTTCATTTCGGCAGGTATCCGGAAACTTGGGACACGGCGACGGTGCGGGGCTTGCCGTAGGTGGCGGGATCGAGCACGCGGAGTGCATGACCGCACTCTTCAAGGATCTCATCGACCGGCATAGTGAACTGCTTCGATGCCGAACTCCCCGCCTCGTTCCAGGTCATGAGGGTCTTGCCTTCGAACAGGAATTCCTTGGCCCGCTGCTGGATGGCGAGCACCTCGGAAATCGTGAAGCCGGTGATGAAAAGTCCGCGTGCCATGGATCATTTGCCCTTCCAGGTGGCGTTACGTGGACGCGTGTCGATATGAACGAAGCCAGACGACGGGTAGATTCCGAGACCTCCGGTGAACTTACCAGCCTTGCGCCATTCGAGGAGCCGGTCATAGACGCGCTGCGGGCTGATGCCGTCGATGGTGATGTCGAGGGCCTTGAATTCAAGATGCTGGCTGAGTGGAGCGCCACCGACCGTCTTGTTGTATGCCGGGGCACGATACGAACTCAGGATGCGGCAGGGTTTGCCGAATGAATCACGGAGTTCGTCCACGATGCGAAGTGTCGGCACGATGTTCTTCCAAAGCCGCTTGGGAGGCGGGCTGTTCTTCACACCGTTGCGCTCGCGGGCGAAGTAGCTGGTGAACTCGCCCGCGCCGAAGTGGCGAAACTTCTGAGCGGCGAACCACTCGCTGAATGTTTCGGTGGCCATAGCTTACTTGGCGGTGCGGGGTTCGACCACAATCTCGACGCGGCCATCGGGATGAATCCGGAACCGGCCATCCTTGCTGATGAACTCCCCGGAAATGGCGGGCGTGGTGCAGGACGAAAGGATCGGCAGGGTGAGCACCGCCATGGCGAAGCAGAACAGGCCGATCTTGAACGATTTGTTCGGCTTGCCGTCGTCAAAGAGGTCGCCGAGCACGACAACCAGTTCCTTGAGCGCCAACGCGGCGGGACCAGCGATGAGCAGGTATTGCGCCTTGTCCGCATCGAGCAGATTGGCGAAGCCCGAGAGGTCAATCGCGGCAATCGTGGTGAGACCGGAGCCGAGGAAGGTGAGGAATCGCAGGATGGTAACGGTTTTCATTGCTCCCCGTCCGGAGTGTCAACCGGTGCGGCGGCGATGGACTCGCGGCCAACGATCTTGAGCATGGTCGCGGCGGCGGCCTGTTCTGCCTCGCAGTCCAGGTAGTGGTTTGGTCGCGAACCGATCTGCTTCCACATCCATTGGCCCTTTTCCTTCACGCGCTGCTCGCTTTCCATCTGGGCGAGATAGTCATCGTCGATGTCGTCGGGAACTTCCCACGTTGGGCCTTGGCTCGGATCCTGATTGCGACGCAGGCGGGCGAGCGTGTCCTTGATGTTGAGGTTGCTCCAGTAATGGACGTGGCAGTGCTGGCGATGGGAAAGCACCACCTTGCGCCGGGGCGAGTAGAACCGCTGGACGGTTTTTCCGTCGCGCCCCTTGTGGGCATACACCGGGCGACGGTCGCCGATCAGCGCCACCCATCCCCGCTTGGCGCATTCGCGATACACGTCATAGGTCGCATAGCCGGCGTCGAGAAAGACGAGGCTCGAATGCACGCCGAAGCGTTCCTGGATCACGTCGATGTCGGTGAACGTCAGGATGCGCTCGTTCCACATGAGGCGACTCGATCCCTCCGCTGACCATGAGCGGACCACGACGAACAGGTGATCCATCTGGCAGTCCACCGTGATGAAGCGAAGCGGGATCAGGCCGGTGCGCTCGGGCAGCGGTGCGGAAATCACACGCCCGGTTTTCGGATCAATCGCCCCCTCTTCCTCCCACGTCTCGCCGCGCTTGTAGCCGGATTTGACGATCTCCAGCTTGTAGTCCTCGACGTATTCGCGCCACGGCAGGCCAAGACGCTTCTGATAGAACTGTTGAAGCAGCGAGACATCACCCTTCCTCGCCGCCGCCTTCGCCCGCAGGTAGAGTTCGGCGAGTTGGCCCCAGCTCATCGCGCACAGGGCGTTCCAGTGAAAGCCGACGTTCTCCGCCGATGCCTTGGGGTTCTTCTTGATGAACTGCCCTGTGGCGTTGAGTTCGCGCCGGGTGCGGTCGCTGTCGTTGAAGTAGTGGTTGCACGACTCACAGCGCAGCGCGGTCGTGCGCCGGACCTCGTCGAAATCCCATTCGCCGGTTTCGTCGCGGGCCGACTTGCTCCACTCGACGCATTCCCACTTGAACGGTTGGCGGTGGCCGCATTCCGGGCACGCGAAGGTCCATTCCCGCTGGTCGGTCGTCTCGAACTTGCGGTGAGTGTCGTCATCCTCCTCGCCGCCCTGGCTCATGAAGATGCATTTGCCCAGCCAGCCGAATGCAGTCACGCGGGCCTCCGCTTCCGCCATGTGTCCGAGCGGCCAGCGCCAGGTTTCATCACCGATCAACCAGCGGATCGATCGGCGTTGGAGGTTGGTCTTGTTGTGCGCTCCGAGAATCCAGAGCGTCATGCCATTGTTGAACTGAATCGCGTTGTTCTTGCGCTTGTGGCGGTGAACGCCGGTGGGCATGAGCCGCGCGACCGGTTCGCATTGGTCGAAGAGCTTCTGCAGGCGCGACTCGGAATAATCGCGGGCATCCTCGTCGGTCTGGTCGAGCCAGAGCGCAGGCCCGGGCAGGTTGGAAATGATGTAGCAGAGGGTGAGTTCCGGCGCGGTGGTCTTCGACGACTGCACCGATGCGATGATCGAAACCAGACGGATGCGCGGATCGACCAACGCCTCCATGACCTCCCGGATCCACGGCGAGTTTTCCGAGCGGAAGCGTCCCGGGTTGGGTGAATACGGGATGCCCTCGATGTGATCCTCACACCATTGCCAGGCGGGGCGGCGGTCGGGCGGTTGCCATGCCTCGCGCCAGATTTCCTTGAGCGCGTTCATGATTCGTGGAGGCAGCGCAGGACTTCATCAATCGCACGACGGCATTCCCGCTGGATGCCGGTGGCGTCGAGACCGGAGAGCACGGGCGGCAACTCGTTCTCGAATTTGGCGCGGAGGATGGACGTCGCCTGGGCTACCAGGCCGATCCATTCCTCGCGGACTTTGGTGAGCGCGACGTATTCACCCTTTTTCACCGCGATGCGCAGCTCCCGTTCCTCCACCTCAGCCAACAACTTTCGCGCCTTGAGCGCCTCCTCATTGCCGACGGGCACCCGTCCGGCGCTCAGCCCGCGGATGCGAACGAACTCTCGCCAGTCGGCGACGGGCCACATGCCATTGGAAAGCGCCTTGGGGGCTCCTTCCATCTTCTGCCACGTCGATAGTGTGCGGCGAGAAACTCCAAGCGCGGCGGCCAGTTCAACCAGTGTGTTGGCATAGGCGAGCGATTCCGAGTTGCCTGCCGCCCTGGATTCGATGCGGGCACGTT